ATGATATCTGTTGGATTTTCTGTAAACAAATATTTCCAAATATACCCGTCTCCACTATCTCCAGCAGATCTTGGTTCTAAATCAGTAAAAGTTGGTTCATCTAATGATGGTCTTCCTTTTTCATTGTCGGGACTTACTCCGTTATTTAAACAAATATAAACTCTATATTCACTATTTAAAACATAAAAATTAGAAGAATATAAACTAGTTACTGAAGAACGTGTTGATTTATTATCTCTACTAATATCATGACGATACATATCATAAGTAACACCACTTTCCCAGGTAATTTTTCTGATGCATTGTTTAACGTCATTTCCATTTATTTTTTTCAATGCAATCATAGTATCCCAGTAACTATTTTCATCATCAAATGAGTCTCTAGGTGCTGGAGTTTCATCATTCCAATCTGAACTGTAATCAGATGAGTTTGGAAGTCCAACAAAAGCGTAATAAGACTCATTTTCTAAAGAAAATCTATCAACAAAGTTTTTCGCCTTTGATATTCTTAGTTGATCTGTTATTATAGCAGGCATTTTCTATTTTTTTATCTATTTATGCAAAATAATTTGAATATTTTAGTGGGTTATATCTTCTGACAATAGCAGATGATGTTATTCCTACTGGATAAGAATTAAACTGTTTTGGATTTCTTCTTCTAGGTACACTAATTTTACCCCAACTATAATCACCATAATAACTTGTGGTTAACGACGTTGGTATATCCGTTAAGTTTAATACTTTCACTGAAACTGAATTAATATAAGTTAATCCTATTCCAGATATATTTTTCAGTTTGACCTCATAATCATGCACCTGATATACATTGTCAATAAATTGAGTGCTAATGCCTATAGATGAATCATCAGTTCTTAATGAGTTAATATTATTTCCAATATTAGAGTTGGAAACTTTAAAATAATAATCAGTTTTAATTCCACTAATTCCAGTAGTTGCTATTCCAACTCTGTTTGTAGATTGATTTCTTATATAAGAATCAACTGGAATTGTAAGATCAAAAATAAGACCAAAAGTTGATTCTATGGTAGTTGTTGCTATTCCAACTATCACGCCAAAATCACCTTCATACCCAACATCATCAATTACTTCATAGTTGATTGATGGTTCTTCTATAATTGCAATTGCAGAATCATAGTTTGATCCTGGATTTATTATGGTTATGGAATCAATTCTTCCAAATGCATCTATAGTAGTAGATGCAGTACAAGTTGTGCCAATTCCTGTTGGAGAAGATATTATGATTGAAGGATTTGATTTATATCCTAAACCCGTGTCAATAATTTCTATATCACTAACACTGCCATTGGTAATTATGGGATTTACATACGCTGGTCTAATATTTTCTTGAGAAATTAGTGCTATCTTATTTTGATATTCTGCGGGTAATTCATATTCATTAGAACTATCAAAGAAAGTTTTTATATTTTCAACAAAAAATACTGTGCTAGAAGAACCTACAGATTGTGTTAGATATGTTTCAGGGAAAATTAAAGGTTCATAAATGATTCTATCTTTTGTTACTTCTTTACCGTTAATAAACTTATCTTCAGATTGACGACACCATATTAAAGGTCGCCTCAAATTTTCGTCCGTAGTTATTCCTTTATTACCATACAAATTAGTTTTGATTGTATTTGAGGTTAATACTTCTTCAACAGATCTATAATCTTGGTCTAGGTCATCTATTTTGTCATAAATTCTAACACTATCTCCTTCTTTTATTGTTTCTAAAATATCAACATCTTTAGTGTCAACGTTTCTAGTACCCCTATAAAATAAAATTCTACATTTATCATCTTTTTTAGGGGGTTCTATAAATTCAATAAGACTTCCACCTCTTACATTATAAGATTTTTGTGGACTTTGTAGAACATTATTAATTGTAACTATTAAATTCGATGCTATATCAATATCATATCCCAATCTAGGTCTAATTGAAATTCTATTCTCATCAACTGACAATGGAAATATTTTTCTCTCACCGTCAAATAAATTATCAACATTATCTATTAATTGAAGTTGTCCTATTGACCATCCATTAAATTCGTCATTTCTAACTTCGTTTACATATATTTTAAATTCCTTAAATGGTAAGTTAGTGTTTGTAGGTATTCCAGATTGCCCTCCGACGTTTATTGTTAATATATCTCCCTTTCTATATCCAAATCCAAGATTCCTTAAATCAAAATTTATTATACTTGATCCTTGTCCAACTACAATATCTATTGTCGCTTCTGTACCAACTCCCGATTGAGAAGAAGAACTATATTTTAAAGGTACATTCCAATAAGACAAAGGAGCATCAAAAAATACAATAGGTGGATTTGAAAATGTATATCCAGTTCCGGGATTTGTTATGCTTACACCTACTATGTTTCCATTCTGAATTGACGCAATACCAATATATTCAATAGAAGAATTTTCTGTTCTTACACCAACTTTTACTGAAGTTTGCATTCCAGATCTATAACCAGAACCACTATTTCCAATACTAATTGATTGTATAGTACCTGCTAAAGAAACTATTGCAGTTCCTCCTGCGGATACTAAAGATTGATACCCAAATCCTTCAGTCGATCCAATTGAAAAAATTATCCCTCCTCTAGGTAATTGTGAGGTATTGACATCATAAGAAACAGAAGCTGCTGCCCCAACAAAGGTAATTGAACTAATTCCAGCATTTTCTTGAATAAAGAAATCATTATCTGTTGAAATTCCAGATGGAGTTTGAATTATATCATTAATTAAAATTATTGAATTATCTGTAGAAAATCCAGAAATATTTTGCCCATCTGATGTTAAAGTGAAAGTTCTTTTGTATCCATCAAAAGAATCATCTATAGAATCAAATAAGTAATTTGTTTCGTATGCTTCTTCATCACTGAGGGGTACTCCAGATCTTAAAAATACTCTACCACTAAATTTTGATCTGGCATCTAAATTTGTGTATTCTAGATCAGATCCTGAAACATTTTGATTTAATCTGAAAAGTTCATTACCATAAGGAGCAGAAGCAAAATATATAAGACTTCCCACTATATTATAATTACCTTGAATTTTTGTCACTATCGAACCAACAGAATGAGATTTTGATTCTGTCCCCAGTATTGACCTTTCTACTTTTATTTTATTAGGTTCAAATGATCCAGTACTCCCTATTCCGACAGAATAAATTTTCATATATTCATTATTGATTTTAATTAAATCTCCACTCTTTAAATTAGAAGAATCATTTATTTCAAAAATAGGTTGAAAATTACTAATATTTTCTTCTAAATTACTGGTTATTCCAGTAGAAACTATCGGAGATTGAATTATATTATCTAAAGATATTAAGCATTTTTTATTTTGATTTTTTGCCAAAAATTTATGTTGACCTATCCCTAAAGAATTTATTATTAGAGGATTAGGTGGATCTGCTAAAGCATCTTCTGCAGTAGCAGCAACTCTAATATCAATACTTGATACTTTAATTACATAAAGTTTCCTAGGAAGATAAGTCGTAGGTATACCCGATATTACGGTAAATCCAATACCAATTGGCGTATCACCTCTGTCAACAAAATATTCATATTCTATTTCCTCACCAGTGGAATAAAAATGATCAATGATTCTTATAGTATTCGAAGGTATTCTTACTACAGAAGACCTTGAAGATTCTATTGGTCTTTCAAATATCAACAGGTCATTGTACGTCAATAAAAAGGAATTAACTTCTCCAAGCGTAGGGTCTCTATATTGTCCAGAAGAAGAAGAAAAATAGATATTGCTCATATATTTACAACTCCGGTTTGATTGTTGATTCCAATGATTGTTGACAGCATTTTAATTTCATAATTAATGTCTTCATATGGAGTAAAGTATAATTCAAAATTTCCATTAATATTATTAATTTGGGAAGTGAATTGTCCTATAGGATTGTCAAAATTTAGCACTCCATATTCCACAATAAATGATTCTTGTGATGAATTATTTAATAGAGTATTAATCTCAATAGATTCTAATTTATTATTCGTTGT